CTGTTGTTTTGGTGTCGTATTCCAACATTCCATCTGCGTTGAAACGAAGTGAGAAGTCAGAGAATTGGCAACCAGGATACTGACGGACATTTACAGCATAGAAATCTGTAAGTGTGTAAGAAATTGGTTGCGCATCTGCACCGCTTGTTGTGCTGTTGAGCAATGAAATTGTGTGTGTATAAGGTGCGCTTGCTCCTGTTGTTGCAACAGAACCCATGATTCCTGCGAGCGCGTAACCGATTGTGTCGGCAAATACTGCGCCACCAAAATCAACGGTTGAGCGTGTGCGTCCTTGAATATAGTTGTAATTCAAAACATTTGAACCACGAAGCCCTGTGTCATAGAGCGGGTCAATAATGTCTTGTGGTTTTAGTGCGTCTTTTGCGACTGGGATAAAGTCCGTTGCCGCAACTGGTGTACCTTTAGTAACTTCTTTGGCTATACCAAGGTAAGAGCGTACCGATGCTTGTACTGCCATTTATTCACTCTCCTGCTTTCGTGTCTGACGCGGCAGACGGTTTGATTGTTGTTGTTGGGGTTGGTGCTGGTTTTGCCGCGCCACCTGCGATGAAGTCAGGGTGGCTAAAACCTTCAGGTGCATCTACTACATCACCTGGTTTGATGACTCCTAAAGCAGGGAACACGCGTTCCTCTGTTCCTTTATATGTGAGTTTCATTCATGCTCCTTATGCTTGAATCATCTCTGTAACATCAAATTCTAACTCAGCAAAGATTTCTGTAGCGCCTTCTTTGGAAGTTCCTGGTTCCCCATAACGACCAATAATGACGGGTTCAGCACCTTGCCAAACTAGAACACCCGTAGGGTCACCAAAGTTATGGTCACTGCGTAACCGTTCTTTGATGTTATCTACGAGAATATCAAAATCACTCATTGCATCTTCAGAGTTAGAGTGCAACGAATGAACATAGAGTTGAAGTATTACGGTGTAATCAACACGCTTCCAACCTGAATGTGCGCCTCCGATTGCTAGGCGGTTTTCTCTTTCTTGTGCAATAAATACTACGCATGCTGAACGCGTCATTTGTCCAGGCAATGCGTTTATCTGAAAGTTGATGCGCTTGGGAAATGATGTAAAAACCTGATTGAGGTTCTGTATTGGGGGATTGCTGATGAACTTTGCCAGTGTATCCCGTACACCAACGCGGCCTCCCATTAGCGGACCCTGCGATAGAGATTGACCATATCAAGCGCTAAAGCAACTTCCCCTGCGTAGCGTTGATTGTTGCCAATGTTTGTCGTTGGTTGTGTCGTCAAATTCATGGTCATAGAACCATCACCGCGCTGTTTGATAAACGCGCTAGTCATGAGAATGGTTGCTTGCTTGATTGCAAATGGCATATTGCTAAAGCCTGCGCCTGTATGTCCAAACGCTAGAGGTGCAGTGAGCGGAACTGTGGTTGAGCCATAAGTGTAATTAGAAGCAACAGTTACAGATTCAGCATTAGCGCCGTCAATAATTCTGTAGGTTTCCCCTGCCAAAATGCCTGATGGATTTGCAACAGTCAATGTAGAAGCGTTCAATGCCCCTGTGCAGGTGGTATTTACATAGCCCGCAATGTATGTGTACTTGGTGAAGATAGGAACGCGTGGACCGTAAGAGCCAAAAGCAAGAGGGCCTGAACTGGTGTAAAAAGTGTTGATTTGGCTTAGAGGAATAGTAATTTGTTGATTTTCAAAATAGCATAAAGCAGGATTATCAAGAGTCTGTAGGTTGTTTGGGTCGGTTCCCCATTGGAAGTTTGATAGCGAAATAATCGGGTTCTTGTTTGGGTGCAAGAAGATATAACCCTGTGGGCTGATGCGCACACGCTGTGTTTCAGTTACTGGGTTAGCGTGTAGGTCTTGATTGAGATACTCATTGAGATACGAGGTAGCGCGCAGAATGACGCGAGCCAATTCTGCATCTTGAGCATTTTGATTGCCGCCTACTACAAGATTGTTATAGTCCAGCGATGTCGGGGCGTTCTTGAATTCCGCAAGTGTAATGTAAGGCTGTTCGTTGAAGCCCGTTTGCGATGTTACGCCCACTGTCATGATTACTCTCCATCTCGCTGAGTGTCAGTTGCTTCATGTCCGCAACGCCCGCACTTGCGAAACCAACCGTCAAAGCCACATTGTACGCAAGTAAATCCTCTTTGCCTGTCGCCTTGAGAATAAGGATTTAGTGACGCTTCAAAGAAACCTTCGCGCTTCATCGCATCACCGTGTGCTTTGTTTTCAACATTGTAAATACCTGATTTATCAGGATTGTATTTACGCCCACCAATAACTGTTTCCCTTACACCTCTATCAGGTGCAACATATCTGCCCATAAATGCCTCCTAGTAATAATGGGGGTGGGGTTTCAAGGCCCACACCCCCATCACTTATTTAGTTGTTACTACGCAGGAATGATTCCCGATACTGCGCCATTCCATGCAGGAGCGGTGCAGAAGAAGGTTCCACGGAAGTATGTGGAGAAGTCATACGAGAACTGTACGACAGGCCACTGAATACCCATGTAATCCTGAACCATGAAGTTTGCCCAAACATCGGAAACTTCTGTATCAGGAATTGGAAGGGTGAAGGAAAGAACAGGCGCAACACCTTGGTTGAGCCATGGGTGAACCATGAGGTCCACTGCTTTTCCTGTGACTTCGTTCTGAAGGCCAGTAACAATGGAACCGTAAGTGACTCCATCTTTTCCTGGTTCAGCGATTGTCAAACGGTAGTTAGCAGTTGAGCCGCTCTTGATTGCATCAGAGAGTTGCTTACGGTCATTACCGTTGAGAAGTACTAGGTCAGGGTCAGCCTTGACATTTTGGTACATGGTTGCAAATACATTTTGGAATTCAACGCCTGGGTTAGCAGTGCTGAATGTGCTGTTGATTGCATTGTTTGCACCAGTGTTAGGACCAAGAACCGTTGGAAGGATTCCGTCATAACCAGTTGCATACGCAGAGGTGTTTGTTGCGGCGCGAGCCGATGAAGCACCTGAGGTTGAGTATGCGGCATTGTTTCCAGTTAGACCTGAAGTGCCTGCACCCTGAATTGTGAAAGTGCCAGTTCCCTTGAGGGTTCCGATGTACTTGAGTTGTGCGGCATCATTGACAATACCTGCATAAACATTGTATCCAAGTGCGCCAACTACAGCAGTTGAAACAGTAACGGTGATTACATCGCCTGAAGCAACAGCAGTTGAAAGAACAGAACCAATGATTGACTCACCAAATCCGTTTGCAGAAATACCTGCATCGGAAGTGAGAGCAACATAGTAGGTTCCTGCATCGCCTGCGGCAAAGCCAGTTTGTCCTGCTCCTGCGGCTGGTGAAGCAACAGTATAAGTAGGAGCCGCAATGGTTCCTGAGTATCCGCTTGCGGTTCCGCGTGCGAATAGCATCATTCTTTCTTCCATCAACATTGTCGCATAGAGAGTGCTGGTTGATGACAACTGGCGGAGGTCCTGGTATCCAAGGCCTGAGAAGTTAGCATCAAATGTCACACTGTCAGATAGCGAGTATGAGTTGTAAGGAAGAACCAAATCATCTGCCGCATAAGAAATCTGCGGTCCGCGCTCTAGGTTGAGCGAGCCAAATGCTGTGGTTGTTGATTGTGTGATTCCAGGCCATGTGTTTCCTACGCCGCCTGTACCAGTACCTGTGTAACCAAGAATTCTCTTGACACGGTGTGAGGTACCAACACCCTTCTTACGAGGGATACGGTTGCGGAGAGGAGTTGGGCGTGGGGTAAGCATCTTTGCAGGTGCTTCCAAGTCAAACGCCGCGAACGATGAAGAAAGCGGGCTTGTAAGTGTGATTTCCTTCTGAATATCTTGCATCGCCATTCTTTGTGCGGCAAGAGCGTTCTGAAGTCCAGCCTGTGCATCTGCTGTTAGTGACTTGTTTGCGGCAAGAGATTCCAATGCGGATACTGGGTCAGCCTTTGGTGCTACGCCAGGCATGTTGCTGGCAGTGCTTAGGGCTTTGTCCAATGTCGCAAGGTATTCCTCATGACGCTGTGCGGCCTCAACTGGTGATACATCACCAAAGAGGTCCGTTGCGCGTGGCATTTCAGCCATTGTCGGATTTCCTTTCGTGTTTGGTTTTACTTGCTTTCAGATTGTGCTTTAGCAAGGAATTCCTTTGCTAATGTTTCATAACCTTTTGCAAGTGTTGGGTCGGTTGTTGCATTTGCTTTCGCTTTATATGCGGCGGCTTTTACCAACAAATCATTGCTGGTTTCGCTCACTGGTCTTGCAGTGCGCTTTGGTCCGCCAGCCACAGCGAGAGATTTAGCCTCAGCCAACTCAGTTTCCAAACGATTTGCCTTTGACTCTGCCGCCTCTTTTGCGGACATGAGTTCTGCAATTTCCGATTTGATTGACTGTGTTGCGCTCTTGATTGCTTGCTCTACGATGGCTTCTACATCTACTGACTTTTCATCAGCAGAAACTTGAGTTGCTTCTTCCTTTACATCTTCTTCAGCAGGAGCATCTACATCAGCAGGTGCGGCTTCTTCAGCCTTTTCCTCTGTTGCATCTGCTTCAGCAGACTTAGGTGTTTGGTCAGGTGTGTACATTTCAGCAGTTGTCACATGTGAAGGCTTTGCGACATTTGCAAAATCATTTGTGGTTGTTAGGCCGTGGTCAGTGCCAGGTTGATTGCAACCGCACTCTAGGCACTTGGAGATTTCAGCAGACTTTTCTACATCTTCTTCATCATCTGCTTCGTCTGATTTTGCGGCAAAATATTTATCGCACATTGTCTTTACAGCATCATCTTCCATGCCTGCTTCTTTACAACGCTTCATAAAGTCAGCACGCTTTTCACCTTTTTTAGGTTTCATTTCTTTTGCGTCTGCGGCTTTTTCTTCTACTTCTTCCATAACTTCTCCTTCTGCTTCCTCACCTGCATACCATGCAAAGAGGTGATGAACTGCGGCGATTAGGTGAGTGAGCGAGGCTTCTTCATTATGTCCTTCGCCCATTTCTTCTGCTTCAATAGCGATTAGTTGCGCTAACGCTTGTCGTGCAGAGTCATAGGTTTTCTTATCAAACTTCAAGAGGTCGCCACCAGCATAAGCCTTGGATAGTTCAATTACTTCGTTGGCTAATGTGGTCATGGCTTCCCTTTCGGTTATGTCTGATAATTCTAGGCTATCTACCGCCTTCTCTGTTTTCTTTTTGTAAGTTCCGCCGCGCTTCTTGTATTCACGGACTACCCATGCATTAGCAACAGCAGATGGGTACACATCAAACTTTTGCTTTGCCTCACTTACAACGCGGCTGTATAACTCTTTGTCGGCAGGCTCAGATTTGCCGCCACCGCGTAACATATTTTCGTAATTTGGCTTCTTTTCTTCCTTCTCAATCAATTCTTCTACCTTCCACCAACCGTTTTCGCCGTCTGCTGACTTAGCAAGAACCAACTGGCAGTTAGGGTTAGCGGGTCTATCTACGAGGCTGACTTCTACAATCTTGCCGTCAATGATGCGACCATTAGCCGCCTTTTGGTCACGGACAACGCGTGGGTTTTTGATACCGATTGAAAAGCCTTTGAGTACGCCTGTATCAACCTTCTTTACGCTTACAGGGTCCACAACAAGGGCATGAATGTAATGCCCGTCTGCGCGCTTCTCGTATTCTTTGGCTACGCCTGCGGCAATGTTGCTGTGTTGCTCACGAATATTTCCGCCTGATTTGAACCACTCAGGCATTGCATTATCAAGCCATACAGGGTCGCAAATCTGTTGGTCAATGTCTAAGGAATCATCTGTTGCCTTGCCATAAACCATGAGTGTGCCATCATCGTTCTTATCTGCTTTGACAATATCAAAGAAGGCTGTTGTCAGATTAGTCATTGTTGCTTTGTCCTTTTTCTTTTCTCGTTGAGCGATTCCATTAGCCCATGATTTGCCAGCATCGCCGCCCCATAGGAGCCATGCAATATAACCAGCAGAATCCTTACCCCAACCCTCACCTTTTTTATCTACTTCGTGACGAGCAAAGTAAGACACCATGCGGTTGATAGTTGAAAGCGATAATGCTTTTCCGTTTGAGAGGTCACGGGCGCGAGCCACTCCAACAGCCGTACCACCACGCCCATACTTTTCACGCAGTGCTAAACCACGCTTTGCGTTATTGCGAACTGCTTGGGGTGGTACAAATCCGTCAGCCATTTAGTCCTCATCATCTTGAATAGAAAACTTAGGTGTAACTGTACCTAATTTTTCCATAGCCCTGCGGCGTTTATCCAATTCAGTTTGCGCGGCTGGCACGCCGAATTCTGCGGCCCCTACGACTGCTTGTAATGTTTGTTCTGCCCAATCAATATCATCGGTGCAATCTTCTTTTCTCATTATTTGCCTTTCTTCACTTTTCTTGCTGATTCTGTAAGGTATTTATCCGCAATCAAATCAGGCTCTAATAACCATGTTCTAAACGGTTGTGCCAATGACTCTATATCCTTGGACGCTTTGATTTCCTTGATAAGGCGATTCAAAGATTCTTGATTCAGTCGCAAATGCAACTGCCCTAAGCGTCTTGATAGTTCTACTTCATTCATGGCATCTCCTTCACAATGACTGCGGTACGGTTCAAAATAATGTAATAGTCCTCATCTAAGGTGTCTTGTGATGCAAAATTGACTTTTGGATTTTTTATACGCACTGCGTCATAACCCAAAGAAGCGGCTAAAGCCCCTGGGTCCTCGTAATAATCTTGAGGGTAGTCGTAATGTCCTTGAGGAAAAATGGTGTCCTCAATTTTGCGCAAATCAACAAGGTCAATGACTTTGGCCCTAGGGTCTAATGTTGCTTCTACCACCTTACCGTGTGGAATCGGATTTCCGTCACGGTCGTTCTTAGCAAAATTCTCACCTGTACTTTTTTTACTTCCAAAATAAGTACCATCACCAAACATACCCTTGCCGATAAATGGGCTTTCTCCCGCCACAAATTGCGTTACATACTCATTGACTTCTTGTGGTGTCTTACCCGCTATACCTCTGAACAAAGGAACAGAACCTTGGTCTATGTATTTTTGGAATTCGGTAGCGCTTACAACCTTAGGCAATCCGTTATATCCCTGTTCCTCCAAGATGTTTTTGAGGAATAGATTTTGTCCGTTGCGATTGTATGAACCAAAATCTAAATCACCCTTTGCGTTTCTGCCGTACATTTCTAATAATTTATTAGCAGTCCAATATTCTTGTGTTTTTTTGGCTGTCACATAATTGCTTACAGCCACAGCAGGAGTATTGACCACAGGTGCGGCAGGGGCTTTCCATAGGAATTCTTTAGCCATAGCCTGCACAAGCGGATTGTCTGTTGTGCCTTTAGTTAGATAGAACTCAGCAAACATTTCCGCGTAAAACTCTTTAGTGTTCTCTCCTGAATAAGCCGACATAAAGGCTTTATCCTTGAATTGTTCTTTATATTCTTCAATCAACCTTTTGGTTGTTGCGTTTTGTATTGATTCCGTTCGTGTAAAACTACCGCCCTCATCAAGAGTATGACCCCACTCATGTGCAAGCGTGTATTGCCTTTGAGCAACAGTGGTTATCGCGGGCATCTTGTGTCCTGCTTCTCTGCCTGTGGGCGTATCTGACATAACCGTATCGGGTCTGAGCCAAATCTTCGCATCGCCAAGAAGCGCGCTACCGTAAGCATTGCCTCTATTAGAAGCAACGAAAATAGTCATTTCTTTACGCGGATTTGTAATCTGTAGTTCTTCTATTTCTTTCAACAATTTTTGTTGCAATTTTTGTGGCACTTTTGTGCCAGCACTGTAGAACATAACTTTGAATGGTCCGTTGTTGTACACGATGCCTGATTTCACCAAAGCAATATCCGCCGCAGGAATGGAGCGCCCTGCATCTACAAGAGAAGCAATCAATCCAGGTTCCGCATTTGGATTCAACTTTGTGTAACGGTCAATTACTTCTTGTCGTCTTTCTTCTGCGGTAGATAGCCTCCATTGTCCTGGCACAAATCCACCTGTTGAGGCTGTTACTACTTGTGGAGTTGGCGCACTAATACCAACAGGAGCGGGAGTAGGCGGAGCAATAACGGTTGCGCCTGGTATTGGTTGGTCATCAAATCCAGGTATTACAGGAGCCAAAGCGCATCGGCAATTAGGGTGTGCAGGCGGTCTTTGGTCGCCTGATGGAAACTGTTGCCCTATATTTACAATTTGATTTGCATTTTGCGCACAAATTTTACAAGGGTCAAACACTAACCATTGCATTTGTTGTACGCCTGCTTCCCTGTATCGCACTGAGGTCGCGTAGGAAACAGCGCGATTTTGTTCTGTGATTGCGATTGTCAATGCGCGTGCAGGGCTTGCCACATGATTAGCAATAAGTTTTGCTGAGGCTTTAGCATCTAAACCTAATGCAATAGCCTCGCCTAAAGCATTGCCAATATCCGTAAGTGTTGTATCAGAAAAGTTTTTCCAGGTAAATCCTTGCGCTTGTCGCAATATATCCATCAATCCAGGTTTTTTAGCAACAAGTGCGGCGGCTTCATCTCCTGGTTTCCATTTAGACCAATCAATAATGCTTTTCGTATCTGCTTTCTTTGCTTCTTGTGCTTCAATCAATGCTTCACCGCTTGCGGCGTAACCAATAGCAAGACCCTCAGCCCATAACTTTTCAACCACTGCTTTGAGCGGTTCAAGATTGATTCTCAAATTGATTATGGCCCACGAACGCGCTCGCACGCGTTGTTGAACTATATTTAGTTCTAAATTTGGTGTGGTATTTAGATAGCCTTGATACGCACGCTCTGCATCAAATGATTGTCGTAGAGCGGCTCTGATAAGTACAGCGTTCTTAGCCGCTAAACGCGCATCTGCCTCTAATGCGCGCTCCCAAGTCATGTGAGATACGCTTTAGCGAGCGCTCTTGCGGTTTCTAAATCTCCCTCAAACGCGCAACGGTTCAGCGCTTCACCAACAATCGGGTCTAGGCTCTTGAACTCAAATAGTCGGGCGCGCTTTCCTTTTGATGCCCACTTCATAAATGACTTTACTTCAGCCCTAGTTTCCGCATCAACTTCTTCTTCCACTTCTGACGCTTCTTCAGGTGTGGGTTCTTCAGGCGTTGCATTTGCTGTATCAGGAGTAGTGGGTGCGGTCGGTGTTGCATCAGGACCTTCTAGCGTTGGGGCTGAGGTAACTTCTTTTGCGTTGATGATGCCTTCAGGCGAGAATAAAAAGATGTCAGAGCCTGCAACAAGCATTGGCATATCTGCTTGCGGTGTATCAAGAAGCGGCAGACCCATTTCTGAGCGGCGTTCATTGATTGTTTTACCTGCGCTCTTTACCTCAATATCCGCCTTCCTCGCCATGGATTCGTTGTCCATGCGCTTGCTAGTCATGAGGCGGAATTCAAGTTCTCGCGGCATGCCTAGGTATGTGTAAGAAAGATTCGTAACCATCTTGCTAATCCAGTTAGCCAATGGACCTACGCCGATTGCTTCTGCTGTTTCTGCGCGGCCTTCTTCGTATCCCGCGCCGCCTAATCCACCCTTAGGAGCAAAACCAATTTCACCTGGTTGCACGCCGTAGTGTCCGCAGATTGAGGTAATCAAATAATCATCAAGAGTGTCTTTGAACTTTTCGCCATATCCTTCATTGACTACGGGCGAAAGACCTTTAGGAAGAAGGCGAGCGCGCTTACGCTGTTCTGTCTGTCCTGCAAGGTCGTCATTGAGGATATTTTCATAGGCTCTGAGGAGGTCGGGGTTGTTGCCCCAATCTTCGTCAGTTGTGAACATAAGTTCAGGAAGAACTCCATCTGTGTACTCCGCTCTTAGCCATTGCTGGCGGCGCAAGTAAATATCTGCCAGTGGAAGCGCTCGTTCTGTTGGGCTAAAACCATAGACGCTAATTGTGCGGCGATTACGAACCATGTAAGCAAGTTGGTCTGCTGTGAATTCACCATCTGCCTTAGGGTCCTCATCAGTCGCAGAGAATTCTGAACGAGGAAAGCCGTAAAGAATCTGTTGGTACGCCGCGTTTGGTGGCATTGGGCGCATACCTCTGTCATCAATCAAAGGCTTGATAGTTGAGCCATCAAGAATCTGCATCGCATATAGGTCGCCGCCTACTGTTGGAAGCGGATAAACAGCCCATGCATCAATAACCAAAATATCTTCAGCCGCAATGTTGAGCCAATCAGCCCAAGTCAAACCGTTGGCTTTGTCAGGTGTTTCCCAAAACTCACGCAAGCGGTTGATTTCATCTGTGTACTTTTCGCGGGCGCGAGCCATAGCGCGTACATGGTCGCCGCCTGCCTCTGCTGTGATTTTCTCAGAAGCGTCTTGTCCAAGAACAATATCCCACTCAAGACCAACCAATTTAGATTTAGTTACTTCAATGCATCGGCGCAAGATGTCAATTTGGTCTGCTGATGCGCGCAAAGTCTTGAAAGGAACAAGGCGGGTTTCAGTGACATTGATGTTCTGCGCTACTTGATATTCATAGCGGCGTGGTTGTGGTCGTCCGTTATCTTGGAGCGGATTGATTGCGCCAGGAGTGATAGGCAGACCAGGACCAAAAGGAACAGCCGCACTAAAAGGAGCGCGTGGAAGCGCTATTGAGTTGCCATAGGTTTGACGCATATTGAGCGCATCGGCTTGATTGCGCATCTCTGCTTCTGTCATCGTGACGGAACCAGCAGGCAAGCGAGGTGCCTTCTCAATACTGCCTGTCGCTATTGCTCTTGCGATACGGTCACGCAGACCCATGTGTATCTCCTTTTAGCCCCTTGTACTGCGGGCGGTTATTAGGCGTGGACTACAACTCTGTACTGGTTGCTTGTTGGAGCAACAGAGAATAGGAGAGTTATAGCAGTTGTGCTTGTATGTTGCACATCGCAAATAACTTCAGCGTATGGGCTTGAGTTGTCATAAACAGAAACAATCACATCTCTTGTTCCAAGGTTGTGCGAAATCGTGTATGAAGTGTTAGAACCATCGCCAACATTTGCCGCATACTTTGTAACTACGGTTGTAGTGTCAATGTTGATGCCGCCTGATGTGACGGTGATGCCAGTTCCTGCAACAGCGCTGATGACATTGGAACTAATGTCAATACCGTTACCCTCAGTGAATACGCCAGGACCTGCCAACTGCACCCATGTTTGACCTGCGAAAGTGCTGAGGTAGTGATTGCTTTGTGTCCAGGAGGTTCCAGCCTTTGTGGTTCCTTCAAGAATGAAGATTGTTGCACCCTCAAGTTCAGCAGGTGTTGAAGCATCAGCAGAACGGGTTAGGGTGTAAGTAGTTCCGTTGTCGGTATAAACATAAATACCATCTTCAGTGTCATCGGTCTGATTTGCAAGAACGATGCGATAGCCGCTATCAGCAGAAGTAAGAGCGCCATAAGTATCAATGTTGAGAGTGTTTGTTGCTCCTGTGAGAGCCACATTTGCTGTTGAATATAAATTCGCGGCGGCTTTCCAGGTTAGACCCTCAACTGCGGCATCTACATATCCTTTGTTTGCGGCATCTGTTGATGCGGTTGGTGTTGCAACATTGGTGATTTTGTAATTGTTTAGGTTGATGTCTGCAAGCGGTACAGCAAGCGCAGAAAGATTGATTGCAGAGTGAGCCGCATTGTCATGCGTTGGATTTCCGTGAGTATGGTCAGCGCGTGAAATGCTTGTGCTTGTTCCATTTGCAGACGATGCACCAAATGTTTGTTCTGCGGTGACATTGCCAAATGAGGGCATGCCGTGAACATGGTCCTCACGCGCAGGAGCAGTTCCAGTTCCTACAGCACCTGAGCCACCAACAGAGAGAGATTGTGGTGTTGTGTTTGTGAGAGCAGGAGTACCGTGAGTGTGGTCAGCGCGTGAATAGTTGTTTGAAGAACCATTGCCGCTTGATGCGCCATAAGTTGTTTGCGCTGTTACTGAACCAAAGTTAGAAACCTGTGACCATGATGTTCCATCATCAAAATAAAGAATCTGTTGGTCTGTTGCAAAGAACAAACGACCAGCAGTACCAGCCGCAGGACGAGCGGCAAAAGTACCTGAAATGATTTCTGATTCATTGAGTACCGATACCCAAGCAGTGCCATCATAGTAGTAAATTTCGCCATCGCCAGTGTTGAAATAGATTTGACCAGCAGACGGTGTGGCAGGTGCAGTACCTAAATTCTGAATAACTGCGTTTTGCAGTTCGTTCTTGTTGAGGTCAATGCTGACGAGGAATTTACGGGCCATGGATTACATACCACCTAACATGAGTGACGGAGCGAAACTGCTTGCTTCAATCGTCACGCTTCCACCAAGTGATACAGAAGTACCATTGACTGTGATTGAAGAATTTGTAAGACTTGAATTGCCGATGTTGCTGAGTGTATTGCTTGAACCACTAATTGTTTTGTTTGTCAGTGTTTGTCCACCTGTAAGCGTGGCTACGGTTGAATCTATAGACAAAGTTACTGAGCCTGATGTACCACCACCGCTAAGACCAGTTCCAGCAGTGACACCAGTAATATCACCAACATCGCCTGTAATAGAATAAGCGAGAGAATTCCAAGCAGTAGAGCCATTGCCAATTTTTGCTTTACCCGTATCAGTTTCAAAACCAAATTCTCCTGACGCAAGCGTTGGATTTGCAGAAGTCCATTGCGCGGCAGTTCCTCTGCGAATTTGAATCTGTGTAACTACGCTCATGGAGTTCCTCCGTCAAATGCCTGCGTTGCTGTGGTAGTTGGGTCGCCACCATTGTACGGAGCAATGCTATCAAAAACGCCTCCGTCAATTTCATTTACTGCGGGCGCTACTGCAACCCATGCACTACCTGTATAAACCTTCAATCCTTCTGTTGAGTTGTAATACAAATCGCCTGCTCTGAGAGTTGGCGTACTGATGTCGGTTGCACTGACGGGAACATTTGTAGGCGTTAGGGCTAATCTGCTCATATTACATACGCCGTTCCTGTAAAGGCTGAACTAAAAGTAATAACCATTTGATTTGATGAAGGATAACTGAAAGTACCTTCACATTGAGTTTGTGCTGAATCCAATACAACTGCTGTGGGCTGACCGCCTAGATTATGGTTGATTGTCCATACTGCTGAGGGTGTTGCCTGCGTATGAACATAAAAAATCTGTGCGGCGGCTGAAGCACCCTGAGGACCAGGGGCAGTGACTTCAACAATCGGAACAATAGGTTTGATAATGATTGCATCTTCACTCATCGTGTCACCTCAGGAGTTACGACAATCTGACCTTGTGCAAGACGGGTAACAATGCCGCCCTGTGAAGTAATTTCAATATCATAATAGTAAGTGCCTTCGTCAATGGCTCCTGTTTGTGTCGCAGTTGCATGCACATCAAATTGTCCTGCCGCTCCTGTTACAGAAATTTCTCCTGCCGCAGATGTCAGTGTAAGAACAGCCGTTGGGTCAGAAGGTAGCGAGCGCAACTGCATGCGTGCTGTGTATCCCACGACATTGACGGGAGCAGTAGCAATACCGCCTGAGATATAAGTTCCTGTTGCGGCATTTGTCACCGTAAAGTTTGATGCTGATGCTGATGCAATCGTGACATTTTGTAAATTGTATGCAGGCGGCAAAACGCCATCAATAGAAACTGTTTGTCCTGCTGAAAATCCATTGACCGCAGTGAAATTTACTGTGCTTCCGTTTGCCGTGATGTTTGTGATTTCGGCAGGTTGTTTGTAAATGAAAGTTATGTACCAATCTGCGCCTTGGTCCATTGTTGTATTGTAAGTAACAGCCATTATGCTCCCACCGCCTGAGTTGGAGCAATAATAGCGTTTCCACACTTAGCGCAATGGCTCAATGATTTAGGCATTGGTAGAGCGCAGTGATGGCAGAAATTAGCGATGCTATTGAAGTAATGACTAACGCTACTTTTTCCAAGCAAGTCACTAAAAGCCTGAACCATCGCATCAAGCCTGTCGGGTGAGTCTGCATCTTGAGGAGTCCATATCGTCATTTGGTCCTCTAATTGTGCAAAGGTGCCAACATGATGCACACGACCCTGCTCATACATTGCCGCTACTGGTTCTGCCCGTAACTTCTTACCAACATGCGCTCTGATTTCTCTGATGGGCAGAGTTGAGCGAACCTGCTTGAGAACTGCACTGACCATATCGCCGCCTTGATTTACTTCCACAAGTAATGCATCTGCTTTGTATTCATCATAGAGAGCAACTGCTTTTTTGGCCCATTCCAATGGAGAGCCTTTTATTGTTCCGTCATGTATTACATATCCGTGACCGCCAGCATCACAACCAGCAACAATGATTCCTGTTTCATCACTTGATGCGTTATTAGTTACAGCAGGGTCAATGCTGACCACAATGCGTGACAACGGTGGGTGTTGTTCTACACGGTTTCTATCAATCAGATTCCTGGTCCATAGTGCGCCTTCTTGGTCCTCAAGGATTTCTCCGTAGAGTTCCTGGCGACCTAAGCGAGTGCCGTTGTATCGGGCTTGTAGTTCCAATAGAGCGCTTGGGGCTAGGTTCTTAGCATTGTCAAAGGTAGAGCCGCGTGTGATTGCTACAGAGCCGTCTGTGCGATTTGCCAGGGTTCTAATCAGGTTTGTTGGGCGTGGTGTTGTGGTGACAACAATGCGAGGCTTTTTACCTAAGCGCAGACCAAATTGCAGTTGGTGCCAGGCATCTTCATAGCGATAGGCGGCTAACTCATCACACCAAGCGCCATGGTGTTGCGGTCCACGGAATCTGTCAGGTTGGTCTGCTGAGAATAATTTTATTTTGCTCCCGTTGATTAGTTCTATCTCGCCGTTGCTACGGTTGTAATGTTGCAATGCGTGATAACGATGCAAGATGTTGATGATTCCCGATTCACCTTCTGCGCAGGTATCTCTTGCATCTGAAAATGTAGGCGCAACGATTGCCCACCTTGTTTCAGGATTTTCTATCGCTTCCCATGCTAACCATTCGGCGGCTGTCCTAGTTTTACCCGCTCCACGACCTGCCAAGTAAAGCCAAATGTTCCAATCAGACTCAGGCGGTAGTTGCTCGTTTCTTGCGAGTCTTTGCCACATTATTCGGCTCGCCTTTATCTTGCTGTTCAGGGAGGGTTGTAATGTCGGCGGTAATGCCTTCAATGTAGTCAATAATTCGGGCGAGTTGGATAACTTCCGCATCAAGGCTTCCAGTTCCGTCATAGTTCACCACCTCCGCTTGCACCTTCTTTGGCGCATCTAGTCCTAGGAAATCAGCACGCTTTTGCATAATGCGCAGAACCATGTCAGCGCTTCGTAAATTACCTTGCAGAGCAGATTGCCAATACACCTCAGTCATCGTGTCTAAGCGGTCTAAATCTGCTTGTAAGTATTCTTCAGCCGCAGGGTGTTCTATGCGTTTGAGCGCTCGCTGATAAGCCTTCTGCGCTCCTGCAATAGTTTCATAACCTAATTCGCGTGCGATGCTGGCAAAAGTCATTCCATGCTGATGGCGTAGTTCAACTGCGCGGTTCTCGCGCTTTACTTGAGCAAGCCCATCTTTTTCCAACATGTTGTACAAATTATCTCATAAATTATATTTGTACAAATTTAGAGGCTTAGTTGAAGGCGTAACAGTTGCACTTACTACCAGGAGCAATGACGGTCATGCAACGGAAGTAGTGTTCCTGTTCAGGGGCTTTTTCTTCTTCTACTTTTGGCTCAACTTTTTTGGTCGGTAATTCTTCATTGACCTTTGCTACAACCTCATTGACGATTTGCTTTGCGCTCTTGCGTGGCATCAGGTTCTCCTTTGAAATGGTAAGTCATGTAATGCTTATGCGATTCTTGGTATGAGTCTTTTTTGTCCGCGACCTTGAAGGTAGGTTGGCCCATACAGAGAAAGCACTTGAAGTATCCCATAACTAATCAAATACTTTCTCTCCTAGTGCTAGTGCTATACGAGCATCAAGCAGGTCATCAATACTTTTTTGTAATAGTTCTTTTTTGCGCCAATCCATGCGATTACCGTACTCATCGGTTTTGAGCATGCCGTTGATGTGCTTTATGGCTTCGTCAATATCCTCAAGCGTGACATCATCGGTAATTGCCAGTGACATGAGGAGATATTAGGACTTTTTCTTTTTGTCCGCTTCTAGTTCCTCAATGAGTAATTCAACAAGATTTTCTAATTTGTAAGCCAATGTTTCTTTGCCCCGTTCCCGTAACTTTTCAGCCATCAGGTTCAGGGCAAGTGCTACTTCAGGGTCATTTTGAATCATTGGGTACATCTCGTAGAAACTCTAATAACTGCTCCACAATGACTACATCTCTGCCGTCAATATGATGGTGATAGTCGCCTGCAAATGCCTGTATCTCACCAATGATGTTGTTGCGTATCTGTGTTTCCATAGAACGAAACATCATCTGTAAGTTTTCAAGTTTAGCCATTGCGAGCGTCACGCTTTGCTTTGTAATTCATTACATCGTCACGCTTGTAATACACATTACGCCCTGCCTTCTGCACCCATACAAGTGATTTGCGGTGCTGAATCTGACGCAGGTTATTCATTTTGATGCCCAAAATTTCTGCGGCTTCTGCGGCGCTTACTAAATTTTCTTCTACCATGGAGTTGATGACCAGCCTTCCTGTGCCTGTGTTTGTGTTTGCTTTATCTTGATTGCTGTATAGATTTCTGAGCCTGTAATTTCCATTTGTGTTTTTTCAACACCGTCTTTGTTTGTAAATGTTGTCATTTTGACTGTGCCAAAAATTAGAACATCATCGCCTTTTTTCAGTGTTGCCGCTTGCGTTGCTTTTTTGTCAAACATTACAACGCGATACCACTGCGTTTCTCCATCTACCCATTCGTTATTTACTCTTTTGCGCGGAGTGTGCGCTACAGAAAATGAACAGTAACTTGTTCCATTCTGTGATGATTTTAGTTCAGGGTCATTACCCAAACGCCCTCTTACTTTGATTTCCATTAGTCACCTTCCATCAGTATTTGTACCGTTCCATCATCTTGTAACAGAACTATTGAACCGTCAGGGCGTGTGAAAGGAACTTCGTGCGGGCTTTGCCATGACCCAACAACCCAACCTTTTTGTGACGCTCTTTCAGGATTCAGGTGGATACTATCAGTGCGTAAGTTATGGCACCCGTGATGTATGCGAATTAGATTTGCGGGCGTGTCTTTGCCGCCCCTGCTTCTTAGTTTTCGGTGATGCAATGCCATGTCAGGGAGCGCCGCCTGCCCGCAGACTTCACAATAGTTACCTGCGCGCTCCTCAACAATTCGTACAACTTTCTTGTCCACTATTCCTCATCATCATCTTCAACCCATTCATCAGGGTCAATCGTAGGAGTTACGGTTTCCCAATGATTTGGAAAGATTATGGACATCAGTACCAACCACCTCTACCGTTCTTATCCGCTCTTGAGAGCCAGGATTGTAAGGCTCCGCATGGCGTTTTGTATCGTGATTCTATGTAGGTCAGCCCCCAACGAATCTGAACATGCGGGTTCTTGAGGAAGTCTTGAATCTGTTGTTTCGTGTTGTGCTTCATGTGGCGTTGCGGAATCCCATAGTCATGGGTGGGTGACTTCGCTTTGAAGTTCCAGGCTGATTCCTTGCCCCACAGTTGAGCCAAACAGCGATACTGCTTCTCAGGCATGCCAAACCGTTCTTTGACCAATAATCTCGCGTAACTCTTTGGCTCCATGGTGGAGATAATCAAAGCGCGTTTTTCTTTTTCGGTCATAACTGGTGCGTGCGCGTGAGAAGGCGCAATAGCAAACCCAACCGCAATAGCGGCTACTAAAAGGATTTGCTTATTAGGGCGAACCTCTAGCCCCTAACCCCCAACGCCTCACAAACTTTGCAGAGAGCATCAACTACTTTCCATGCTCCGCACTTACAACGGGTTACTTTGTGGTCCATCTCTTACCCCTTTCAGGTTGGTATTTGGACGGGAAAAGTTTAGCCGATTGGCACACTGGCAGGATATGCAAAAGTTTTGGCGTGTATCTCGCCATTAGGTTCCACTAACACAATTTCGCGTGTGTATCGGCACATTCCGTGGTCTTTGAATGAGTTGTAAGCATTGACCGCATCAAGGGCTGTTCCGTACTTGCGTGAAAATGTGCATGAACCATCTTCAATAACTTGCACCATAAATGTGTAATCTTCCACTTTTTGCCTCCATGTTATTTCTGTCATTTTTATTGTCAAAGTTTTTTTCACTTTTGTGCCTTTCACGGATACAAGAAATCTACGCAGAACTGTGACATCTCGCCTATCGGCACTTTGCACTCCTCAGGAGTTGTAATGTTCATCAACCAAGAAACAAACAACAGAATCAGAATTGCAACAACAAATCTGCCTCTGCGTGTCAGCCTCCATGTCTTAGTTGCCCTTGCCATTTGCCGCCTTCTTTCTGTAGTAGTCAGAACTCCAACACCAGTCACATTCGGCTATGAATGTGTCTTGGTCTTTGTTCAAGTGAATCATAAGCCTGTTTGCATATCCGCCAAAGGAGCCACACCAAATACATCTTGGGCGGTCATCTGTCAGTTCTCCCATTACCGCGCCTTATAGATAGCCACGGTTACGGGATTGAAGCCTGCTAATTTGAGAGCATCTTCTACAGCCCATTGAGCCTGCTCGCGTTGCATTGCATTGACCATGGACTTTGATTTGCCTTCAGGTATTGCAAACTTGTCGTAATCAATCTGCAATTCAATGTTGAACTTCATCGCTTCACCTCAACTGGAATTGTGCAATCGCATGGAACTACATCGCAACCATCATCATCAGTGTACGAGATGTAGCCCTTGCCGTAACACATCATGCATTTATTTACTGGGGTTGTCATTTATTTTGCCTCCTGGGTTGGTTTGTCGTCTAGGCAGATTTCGCCATGCTTTACGAGAGTCCTGCCTATTTTGCCCCCGCAAACTCCGCAACGCGCCATTACTTTTGTCCATCTACGATTGACCAGCGCGTGTTCTTGCCTTCTACTGTTTCGCATTGACCGCCATGACCAAAACGCACAGTCAATAGCGCCATGCGCTTGTTGTAATCAGATGGTCGTACTTTTACAACTCTCTTGATGTCAAAACCATCAAATGCATTGCCTACAAGAATCAAGTCGCCAGGCTTGAGATTCATTGTTGTTTTTGTGATTGTTGTTGGCGCTCTGTGTTCCACTAGTTTGCCTCCTGGGTTATTCGTGAGAATTTGCTTGGGCGCTTGCCGTAAGCAAATAGCACATCATCGGTTGATGGTGTGAGTGTTGCGGTAAATGTAACTGCATCGCCAACCTGAGCGTCAAGAGAACCCGCAGGAGCGGTTACATACACTTTCCAGCCTTCTACGCTTTCAACAATCATTTTGAGAGTATCGCCGTAGAATTCGGATTCTTGAGTTTTGAAACCAACGATTTTGCCCGTAACGGTAGTGCGACCAACAGGGGCTTTGATACCTGCGGCGCGTAACGCTTGGGCTTGAATTTCGCGTGCATTGGCGCGAGCGGTCTGCTCACGGTCACGGATAATGGCTGGTTCAATAGCGGCAAGTTGTTTGTCAGACAAGCATGCATTGTTTTCAAGTTGCATAAGAAGTGAAGATAGGAAAACAGGAATTGCATCTACTTCGCGCTCATACGCAATAAGCATTTGTGCTTCAGGGTGAGCCGCAACAAAAGCCGCAAATTGTTCTTTGCGGGTGGCGCGTTCACGATTGAGGCGAGCGCTTTCGCGTAATGATTTGAACTGCGCGGCAGTCATGTTTTCAAAACGATTTGTTAGGCACTGCTCACCAATGAACAACATTTCCATTGTTGGCGCATGAAGCATAAGAGCGGCGTAACGAATATTTTTGCCGCAATGTGCGCAACCTTCGCCAGCAATAGCAAAACGATAACCCTGTGCAATATAAACATTTACAGTTTCGCGGCGAAACTTTGCATCTTCATCTGTTGCTTGCAAATCAAAGCAAGTAACAAATTCATAGTTTTCAGGATTGAACTCAGGAGCAGAAGGGCGGTGAATATCTGTCCGTGTCATGATGCCTCCATATCTAGGGGGCGGTTGCCCCGATAGGAGAAATATAGACCCGTCAAGCGACATTTGCCAACATTTGTGGCAAAGTTTTTATTAGAACATTTGTTCGGGTACGCGTGGGCCTATGGCTATCTCTGCCCCTATACGCTCTCCGTAGGCCTTCTCAGCCACGATTGATACCACCTGCCCATCATCTACATAGGCAATGGCTGTAAGGCCGTCTAGGACCGCTCTAATCAGTTTATCCAGGTCAGGAGCAACAGACGGGTGGAGGCGTTTGACGGTTCGTGGTTTCGGCAAATAAAACTTGATGTGAATGTACATAGGGTCGGTCAATGGGCGAGCGCCTTTCTGTCGTGCAGTCAATGCAATCGCACTGCGCCATGCCGCAAGTTCAGAGCCTTTGTTATGAATGACTCTGCCGTTGATTACTTTCATGCTCCCTTGTGGAACAGGTAGCCCATCAACAAAAAAATTTATCACATAATAATTGTAACTATGTTTTGCACAATTACAAACTTATCTTTTCCTTGTTCATCTTTTGCATGAACATCATAAGTTCCAGTGTGGTCAGGTCCATCAATGCTTTGCACTTGATAGTGGTGACCATCTTGCACAATTACATCACCGCATTGCATGTTACTTGCTTTTGTTACTACTAGCGTTGCCATGTCCTCCCCTTTCAGGAGTAATGATTACAGAAAGTGTAACAGTTATTCGTAATCAAAGAGAGCGTAATAAGTTCTTGATTGATTCGGGCATTGGCACTGCTTTTTTCTTTGCTTCTTCTAACTCTTGTTGCCACCGTAATGTTTTTTCTATCTCCTGGCGGCGGCGCTCCTCAATGATGCGCTTTTCTTCTGCACGCTTCTCATCGCCTGTCTTGATTCGTTCGGGTAGCGGCTCATCGTTCCAGCGCCCTGCGTTCAACCAGGTTGTTGGGTGGGCTGTAAAAGCATCTACACGGTTAGGGTCATCGGCATATCTTGCGGCTCCTGCAATGATGTCATTCGGCGCAGTTGTCTTGCAGGCTTTTGCAAAGGCTTTCTCTGCCGCTTGCTTGCCAATCTTTCTTGGATACACCTTCCAAAATTCATCAAACAGGTTTGTATCTAAGTTCTTCTTAGATAGTACTTCTAAAGGAGTGCGGTTTTCCGACTGCGGATAACCGAAATTCGGTTTTTGGACTTCGGTTGGTTCATAATTTGGGGTGTCATAGACAATGCTGACTGTTTCAAATTGCCCATTCTCTTTGCGTAATTTTTCTGTCCGCATGTAGCCCGCTTCGCGCAATTCTTTCAGGGCCGTCAATATTGCGTGACGACCCTCAGAACCTGTGCGGGCTAGTGAATCCGCCGATACGCGCCAATTATCAGGGCGGCTCAAGATGTCCAGGAGAACACCGCGAGCGCGATAACTCAAACGCGTATCACGAATAACGGAATTACTAATGATTGAAAAATTGCTCTCCGCTCTTGGAGAACGAATGATGCTCACAATGCCTCCTAATGCACTACAAACGGTTTGAAATAACTTAGAAACCCATCAACCTTTACCCAAACCACCATGTCAGTTTCATTCGTATCTTTGCGGGTATGCACTGTAGGTTGTAGGCGCATAAGCGCCTTTGCGGGCAGAATCATAAGACCGTCAGTGAACCTAAAACAAATTCGGTGATAACTTTCAGGGCTGTCTGTATAAACAGGCACTGCCATCATCATTTGTAATTTGTTATAAGGAAAGATTGCGGGCGAGGTACTTGGTGAGTTCAACCATTTTATTTCTAAATCACCAATGTAATTTTCTCGCCCGTTATCGTGCTTACGGTTTATGTGATAGTCCGTAAAGTAAAACTTTGGCGTGGGAAACAAAGACCATGGCATTTTTTGTACTAAAAAGTTTGCCACTCTTTGTTCTTTGTTTTGGTCTTGTGGAACTTGCCTAATCGGTTCCATTGACACACTCCATAATCTCAGCGTAAGTAATTCCTGCTTCTTCAAAAGCAAACACTGCACGCCTTTGTTGATTTGGATATTTGCGCGGATTGCGGAATGAATACCGCTCAACACTTGTCATGCCGCCCCATACGCCATAGTCCTCATGTTCCATGGCGTATGTCAGACACTCTTTCCATATCGGGCAGGCTAAACAAATAGTGCGCAATGCATTGATGTATTCGTAGGCCACAATGCTTCGTTCTTCTTCAACATTGTAAAAAATGTCCGTGTAGATAGAACCTCTACAGGCGGCTTTTTCCCAATCTATTTCATCGTACTGGGGCAACCTATTTCTCCTGACGGGTCAAAATACGGGCAATAGTCTTTGCAAAATGAAACAGCCAACTGAGGCTGTGGGGGCGCTTCATCGCTTGCGGCCCATGCTTTCAAATCGCGTAACCATTGCAACGCTTCTTGAGCAACATGTGGCTTGTATTCATCTTGCCAAATTTTTATGTCTGTCATCTTGCCGTCACGGGGAATTCCAACTAGGGCCACGCTTCTCACTTCGTAGCCCTGTTGTTCTAGTAACCAGCCATAAACTTGTATTTGCCATTGTTCTTGGTCTTTGCCCAAGTAGCGCATACTGCTTTTGGTCTTGGTCTTGAAATCAACCACAAGTCCAAGGTCCTTTATGAACAAGTCACAATGACCTTTGATTTCGGGGTGATTCAATTCAATCTCAATCAAAAAATTGTCACCAAATGGGTCCAGGCGTTGCATCGCCTTTTCCATTCCTGAATGTATGAATGTTCCAAGGATTGCTCCAAGGGTTTCAGTTTGATTGATTTTTTCTGTCTGTTTCAAGTCATGCCATACGCGCCGACTACAGCCGCCTAATGATGACGGACCTATTTCTACTTGCGTAGAACGCGAGCGGCTAGAGTCGTATCCGCGTAGCGACTTTACAACCATATCTTGCAAATCAATCATTTATTCACCTCCGCTAAAAATGCTGAAATCCACAACCACAAATCATCTAAATAACGACTAAACAGCGTGAACCAATCTAAAACTGGTTCTTCTTCAGATGTCGTTGATTCTTGTGTTGTTACTGATTGCACCGTTGCAGTTTCACCACTTGTCACCGTAACTGTTTCGGCTATTGTCACCGTAACTGTTTCGGCTGTTGTTACCGTAGTAGTTTCTGTTACTGGTGCAACAGTTGGCTTAGGAGTTGGTGTTGGCGTTGGTGTTGGTTTGACTTCAACAACTGTTGGATTCCATTTTTCTTCTGTCTGCACCGCAGTAACTGTTATTGGCGCTTGATTGACAATTACAGTTGTTGGTTCAGGTAATGGAATTGTTGTTGTCTTGGTCCATTCGTTTGTTTGTGCATTGACCTTTAGAGTTACATTTGGGTCAGTTGCAGGAATTCCTGCCACATTGCCTGTTACTGGGTCGCCCTTGAACTGCAACACATAGCGCTCGCCAGGTTGCAAGGTAAGTTTGCTATAAACGCTATTTGGGTCGCCACAAACATCGGCAGAACAAACGATTGCACCGCCAATAGCCTTGCCATTTGCATCAACTTTTATGTAAGCATCATTCGCTGATACTGGCGCAACACCAGTGATAACCAATAATGATGCCGCAAATAATTTAGCCTTCATAAATTATCCTCGTTCCATTGTTTGAATGAATTTTCTATTTGTCGCAAGTCATAGATTATGGCTTGCACTTTCAACATTGTCTGCGCCACGCCAATGCGCTTGCCAATGTAATAACCCAACGCAAAGGCGCAGATGATGTAAAGAATCATCATAGGTCCATGCTCGTTCGCACTGAGGCGCTCATACTGCGGGTCAAATCAACCTGCACTCTGATACGCGCCATGTTGTTACGAGCGGCTTTCACTTTGGCTTCAATAATATTTTTATCAAAGTGCAAGTTCTCGTTATCCAAAAGCGCCATGTCATCACGCTCTTGGATTGTGTAATTCTTGCCAGTAGGTGATGACTTGCCCGCATAGGTCATGCGACTGCGTGCCATAGACACTTCATACTCAGCAGTTTTCAAATGGAATTCCATTTCAGTTTTATTGACTTCCTCATGCGCCGCATCAAGTTCTTTTGATAGCGCATAAAGGCGAGCCTCAATCTGTGCTGGCGTTACTATCTGAGTCATTTGGCTCCTTCACAAGTCGTAATGTGTCGCTTTCCTGGCGCGCCTGTAACAAAATCAATTTGCGCGCATCGGCAGATAAATCAAATGGGTCTGCAACCATTTGGAATCCTGCCTTCTCAAGTGCTTCTGCAAGATGCTCAGGGAACACATCTAGTTCCTTTGCAACAGCGCGGATACCCAATGCGTTTTGATGCACGCTAACTATGTAACCTGCCGATGGTACGAACTTCTTTTGTTTGTCACTCATGCGAATTCACGCTTCCTTTTGTTCACTGTGTCTAACAAGGTTGTGCCATTTACTTTGATGTCCTTGAGCGCGCTGTATTGCATGTAAATAGATTTCAGTGACTCAAGTGTTGTTGCAGTATCGGCAAGCGCAATAGCGGTTTCTGCTTCAACATATTGTGCTTCCGTAACTTTTGGTGCAGGAGTAGCAGGCGCAACAACATCTTTTACGCGTTCTGCTTTTTCCATATCTTGCTTTGTTGGTCGTACAGGCTTCTTAGTGTTTGGGTCTGTTCCCATGTATCCCATCAATGAAAGTGCGCGACCAGTTGCCGATGTGCTGGCATTTTCCAGGGCGCTTGTTTTATTGATGTGGCTTGAGCCAACAACTTCCTCAGCGAAATCAACAGCCTTCAAAACATCGCCAACAAAAACAGATGCTCTGACGACATATTGCAAAGGTCGTTGTGTTTGTGGGTCACGCGCTATGTCCACTATCTCCGTAATTATTCGCAGGTCAGGGTGGTCAGTAAGTGCGCGTTGTAATCTTTCCGCAACTGTTTCGTAATGTGATAAATCAAATGCCATTATTTTGCCTCCATTTGCTTGATGTAATTTTCCAACCATGTGATGTCATCATTGACGGTATCAAAATGCCCGTTGCTTTCAATAATACGAATCAACTGACTTTTTTCCAGGGATTCTAAGTACCGTAATCTTTTTGCTTTGTTTTCCCTGATGCTTTCAAGGAGTTGTACTGCTGAACGCATTACGCCTTCTTTCTGTCGGGGGGCATACGCCCCATGGGTAGGCAGACCTTATACCCGACCCCTGACAATCCAAAAGACCCCCCTGCGGCGTGTCTAAAAAATTATTCATAACCAGTGCAATAATCGGGGGTCCAGGAGGACCCCATGGCCCAAGCAAGAGTTCACATCAGCCTGTTCAATCTCATTGTTGAAGTAGAGGCTGACTTTCAATATCCCGACATGATGCAAGATTTATCCAACAGAGCGCTGACCAGTTTCATTGCCACAATGGACTACTGCAAGAACAATGGCATGGACATACGCTCTGAGGACTTTGACCTTGAGGACGAGGAGTAGTTAGGCCACTCCGTGTCTTGCCGCCCTTTTAGGGCTGTGCTTGTAATAATGCTTTAGCGCATATTGTTTTGCCGTTTTGCGTTTTGAGAAAGTGCGCCAATACACCATTTTCCAATCACTTGGATTCTTGCGCTTCAAGGGCCGATAAACCATGCAAGCATATTTGCCGTCATGTTTGCCATCTATTT